AGAAACTGTTACAGCACCCCTAAATAAGCTAGGAAATGGTTGTTTAGTTTCTGGACATATGTATGTAAAATATACCTTACTAGCTAATTCATTTTCTTGAATTAATTCTGGTAAATCCCAACCTAGGTCTGGATAACTTGTATGACAATATAGAAAATAATTTTCTGGATCTGGTACTAATGATAAGAACTTCTTAAAAGCTATAAATAGATCTGGATAAAGTTTTCTACGCTGATTTCTCATAACGGTGCCGATAATCTTAACATTAGGATTTAACCCTAAGCTTTGCCTTAACGCTTCTTTATTTTCGATAGGCTTATACGCAGGATCAGCAGACGGTGGAGAACTTCCTAAGTAATTAATTCTACCACCAGACTGTGTAGTTAATACTTTACCAGCCCAATCTGAATAAGTAAAGCAGGCGTCTGCGTTTGCGTAAGTTGCAATCCATTGACGAGCTTGTGGAGCGGCATCTACTGTAGGCATAATTGCCCACTTAAAGAAGTTTCTAAATGGAGATCTTTCAACAAAGTCTAACATCCAAAAGTCTCGTATGTCACAAACAACGTCTGGCTTAAAATCTAGACAAACGTCGTTGAATATAAATTCACCAAACTGATTTGTTGCAATGGAATTATATGCATCATGTTCTTCTTTTGAACACTTATCGTCTGGAGCTACGCCATAGTATTTCCAAGGTAGACTTAAGCCTCTTGGATCGTGTCTATGTCCATATGAGGCCATTTCTGCAATTTCATACTTATTTGTGCTATGTAAATACTTCAGTATTTCTCTAGTGTAAGTAGCGTATCCAGTATTTAAAAATGTAGCTTCACTGCAAAATAATATTCTTTTTTTTCTCATAGTATTATTCTCTATTTTCTATATTACAAATGTCAAATTCATTTATTCTAAATACTATTCTATCATCGTTTTTTTCTACTTGTCTTGCGCTAGCATTAATAGTTATTTTAGTTCCTTTATTAGCAAACTTTGCAATAGTTTCAGCACCGGTATGCCAAGCCTCACAGTAAATGTGTGTAGCCAACTTTGTTTTTTCCCCAGTACTTTTAGCTTTTCTATAAGAGTAAACTACTAATATAAACTCTGCTAAAGTGACTCCATCCATTTTACTTATGATTGGATCTTCTGTCAAGTATCCAGTAAATAAACAAGAATTCATTCTATGTCTCCATTATTTTTTCAATTATTAACGAATCGTTTTTACCTTTGGTATTACAGCATAAGACTAAATTATTACCTTCATAAAGAACGTACTTATACTTTTCTTTGACTGACGGAAAAGCTACAACATTATCTAGTATGCAAGTATCATCTTCAATAGTCAAAAATGCCATTTTTTGTCCTTTAGATTCTCCATTTTTTATGGTGTATTCTGATATTAGTTTTATATTGGCTACTATACAAATATTACCACCCCTTTTGCCATTTACAATTTCTTTACATGTTGTATTAGCTAAAGAAGTGTCAGCTGTTTCTACTTTTGTTAGAGTTATTGGGCAACCTAGAAATTTGATTTCTTGATCAATAATCCACTTAATACTATCTTCTAGACTGTATGGTGGATTAAGCAGTAGTTGAATTTCATTTTCTACAACTTGTTGCCTTTCTTTTTTACTAGTTCCCCCACCCAGCTTCTTAGTTGGTGCTAATGATTTAAGGGCTTCTAGTAAATTAGGCCATAGCACTGTATTATACTCCTGTGATAACCATTTTTGCTCTGATGAAGTCAAAGTTCTAAAAATTTCATATTCATATAATGCCCTTGTTCTACTAATAGAACCATTAAAGTCTCTAAAAAATCCTACAGAAGCTAAAGACTTAAATGCTGTAGAGCTTATCTTTTCCCCAAGATATAGCAATATTTCCAGCCATGTAAATTTTGTTATTTTCTTGCCCTTTTCTAGTTCGACTGAATGTATTGCCGCTATTACAGCATCCCCAGTTTTACCAGAAAGAGATTTAATATCTTTGATGCCAAAGAAAATTTTCCCGTCTTTTATGTTAAACTTTTCTTCGAAATTGTTTACGCTAGGAGTTGCCGCTTGAATATCAAACAGTTTTGCCTCTGAGACTAATTCATATATTTCTTGATGTGGATCTTGTTTTTCTATAGCGTGATACAAGTACGATAAGAAAAATTCTTTTGTATGATGAGCTTTATAGTAAGCACTCCAATATGAGCAAACTGCATATGAAACGCTGTGAGATTTGTTAAAAGCATATCTTGATGATTTTTCGATCCATCCGAAAATCTGCTCTGCCTCTTCCTTAGAAACGATCCCAACGCGCTCTGCGCCAGCTATGAATGATTTTTTAACCTCATTCATGAGATCGGCTTTCTTTTTCCCAATGGCCTTACGAAGAACGTCAGCTTCTTGTAGGTTAAATCCCGCTATTTTCTCTGCAATACGCATGGACTGTTCTTGATAAACTAAAACTCCATATGTTGGCTTTAGTATATCTTCTAATGATGAATGTAGATATATAACTTCTTCCCTGCCATGTTTTCTATCTACATAGTGTTGAGTCATAGACTTTCCATCTAACATAGATTTAAGAGTTCCCGGTCTTATAATTGCTATAAGTGCTGATAACTCTTCTATATTATTTGGTGCTAATTTTTTTGACCAAGATTTTCCTAGATTGCTTTCAAGCTGAAAGACACCTTTAGTTCTTCCTTCAGCAAAAAGCTTCCAAGTTTTTTCATCATTATATTCCATTATATTTTTCCTAGTAAATAATTCAAAGCATTTACCACACCCTCTATGTTATCTCCAAGCTTACCAAGTCCAGTATTACAACGCTCACATATCCACCCTCTAAATTTATCAGTTTCGTGATCATGGTCTAAGCACCATTTGTGTGGAACTTTTTTACAACACTCGCACAATTCTGGTTTATCTGGAGCATTTTTATGCAAATCTCTCCTAATGGACGAATGTTTCTTGATACAACTTCTACATCGCATATCTAACTTATCTTTGTACATACTATGTTTAGGAAATTGATCTAAAGACTTTTTTAATTGACAGTAAATACATACTTTATTTGACATAAAGATTACCATTAGCAAAGGCTTTTTCAAATTCTATATTTTGATAAACGGCTCTATGAGTTTTTAGCAATTTGATGAATATATTGGCAGTGTCTTTTACGTCTTGTAGTGCGTCGTGAGCATTTTCTGAACTCAATCCCATCTTTTCTCTTAATGAATCCATGCTAATAGATTTAACACTAGGATCTCCTTCCGTCCACATGAAAATATTGTCCATTAGATCAACTTTGTAAACTTTACTAAACAGTTTAGCGTTGTCTTTTGTTTTATCCCAAGGGCCGAATTCTTTGCAAAGTCTATTTATAATGATCAAATCAAAACCAACAATGTTGTATCCTACTGGTATTGGATTAAAAAATGGCTCACCCTTCCAATTATATTGATCTACAAACTTGGTGAACTTTGTCCACACTGACTTTAGCAATGGGGCTTCTGCTAATTTTTCTCTAGTTTTACCAGTTACTTTTAATGCCCCATCTTCTATTGGGTCTAGTCCAGCTGCGATTGCCTCTTCATCATCTAGTAATGGTCTTATTTCACTATTAAATGATCCTTTTACAGATAGATCTCTTCCATCTAAAGCTAGTGCTGCTATTTGCGTTGGTTGAGTCTTATATGGATTACGTGATCCAGTTTCAAAGTCAAATACGATAAAATCTCTATTAGCCATTGTTTGTCCTTATAAATAAAGAGTCGCCCGATATTTCAAAAAATTGATATTCTCTACCAGCTTCTCTCAAGCCGTTTTGATTAAGATATTGTGCTATATCATCATAGCTAGTTTCACCTTCGTACATGATATAGTTTTTAGACCATTCAAAAATGGTAGCCTGAACACTATTTATCAAATCTTTACATCCTAATAATACATTATATTCAGCACCTTGAACGTCCATAAAAATAGCATCTATTGATTCTATTGAATTTATGGTGCAAAAATCAAATAAACTTATGCCGTCAACTTCTATAGTTTCATATGTATTATTAACTTTAAATATTTCCCTCATTCCCTTTCCCGGCTTAAAAATAGATCCTTGTCCACTATTTTGACAATTTTGACCTTCATTAGTTTTTTCATCTGGTATAGTTTCTATCGGATAATATCTATTAAATTGTAATTTTTCTGTTTTATCTGTAACCGCAAGATGATAAACCTTTACTTTGTTATTATTGTCAAATTTATTTTTCACTATTTCATAGTTAAATGGATCTGCCTCAAAAGCATATATATTAGCTTCTGGCCAAGTAGATAATATCTTACTAATATCACCCCCACGATGCGCACCAACTTCAAATATATTGTTTAGTTTTGGAAATTTTGCTTTAACCTGCTCTAAGAATAGCATAAATTTATCTTTCTACCATTGTTTGAATTTTCATTATCTTATCAAGTAAAGTTAAACCTAATACATCAAACTTTACATGACCTAGAGCTTCTAGGTCTACCATTTCTAATCCTGCAATTTTTTCTAATGAGCCTTTTTGTTTTACCATAGGACATACTTTGTATAGTGGTTCTTTAGATATAACAACACCGGCAGCATGTTTACCTTGAGTTTTAAACGTACCTTCTAACTTAATTGCCTGTTCGAAGTATTCAGCATAGTCTCCATCTAATGATCCATCATCATTTATTCTGCAAAAATCTTGAAGCTCGTCTACGTTATTTATTAACGCCCACCTAATAATAGACCTGTCATCGTCATCCATTTCTGCTAACTGATCTGATATTTCTGCTTCATTTGGTATAATTTTCGTTATTGCGTTCATTTCTGCAAAAGAGCAAGCTTCATTCACTCTCAATACTTCTTTTATGGCACTTCTTCCCTGTAGTCTTCCAAACGTAATCATCTGGCTAACCTTATCGTGACCATATTTATCTTTAAGATATTTGATTACATCATCTCTATGATTAGCGGGAACGTCCATATCTATATCTGGCAAAGAAATATGATCTTCTGTATTTCTACCAGCATTATAGAATCTAGCAAACAAAAGATCAAATTCAATGGGGTCTATTTGAGTAACACCAATTAAATATGATATTAAACAACCAGCCGCCGATCCTCTTCCCGGCCCAGACAACCAACCATTATCATGAACATGTTTGATTATATCTTGCACGATTAAGAAATATCCGAATAGATTTGCGTTTTTGATTACGTCAAACTCTTCTTTGAATCTATCTAGATACTTCTGTTTGTTTACTTCGTCAGACACTTTCCCCTTATCAATTAGTAATGATTTCCAACCTTTTCTACATAGCTCTTTCAAATACTCTTCTTCTGACAAATTATTTGGGCATTTGAATTTTGGTAGAATGGGCTTATTTAGTATATCATAATCTTCACACTGATTGTAAACATCTTCAAGGACGCGAGACATTTTACCAGCTACTACGTATTTATTCTCATCTGTAAAAAATTGAGACACGTTAGGATCAAGCTCATTCTTGCGTATTTGCTTTGCAACACTTGGTAATGTACTCTTTAATTCTGAGCATATTAATATTCTATGTAAATTAGCTTGATCTTTGTGGCAATAAAAACTTGTAGGGATGCCAATATCATGCTCAAGATATATAAGATTATTCTGTTTTAATAGCCCTTTAATATGTTTAATATCTACATTGTTCTCGTCATCTATTAATGACATAATTTCAATGAGATTATTCCAGCCGTTCTTATTTTTTGCGTATAAGTTATAGCCGTCGAATGAACAACCCAAAATGGGCTTAATCCCAACTTCTTTGCAAGCTTTATAAAAAGCTACACATCCAGATATGGTTTTGTAGTCAGTGATACCACAGGCTGGATAACCGTTCTCTTTACAAAGTTTTGCTAGTTCTTTAGGCTTAGAAAAGCCTTTCAGCAAACTGTAATGCGTATAATTATTTAATGGAAACCAATTCAACATATAACCTCAATATAAAAACGGGGGGATATTTCACCCCCCTTACAAATCAATTTATACTTCACGCACCAACTTAATGTCTAGACCGGGAGCCGATGGAGCAATTGTATCATTCGCAACGAATTCTACAACTGCTGGATCGCTCACATTACCAACGTCATCTACGTCTACAAAAGAGAGTGAAACGCTATCGCCTTGAACGAATGTTCTCTCTCCTAAGTTAGTAACATCACTAGCATAAACATCTGTGGCAACTGCGACACCGTTTACTGTGACTGTTAATCTACGTTCAATGACATCAACATCAACTGGTGGCGCACACGTTACTTCGTATACTAAACCCATATCTATCTCCTTTTTAAGAAATTTGTACTTTATGAATAGTGGGCGTAATTCTAATTTACGCTTCCATTTCATAGAGTAGTACGATAAAACAACAAAACTACATTCTAGTAGAATAAATAATACGATACAAAATAGCAAATAATTTTCCACAGACAGCCCTTTCCTTACAAACTATTATAGCGTCTAGGTGAAGAACTTGCTTTACCAAGCCCTGCAAGACCAATATCTTGCCTTCCATTTTGGGCCGGGGTTATCACAATTATGTCTAGCTCTAAAACTTTTTCTACGTTCTGGAATATTTTTCTTGATGGTCATATTAGGATCACCAAAATTTACTTTAACTACATTACCCTTTTCATTCTTAACATAAACACTCATTTTCTTTGGACCTTTTGGAGTCCTAAATGGCTTATTAAGAGTAACTTTTCTTCCTTGATACTCACTTGCCTCTCCAACGTATATTAAAGTATTGCCATCTTTTTCATAATAGCCCTTTTTTCTATACGTATAAATTTCTCCACTATCTGGATCTCTATATTGATATTTTGCTTCTGAAGTATACTCATCTTGATATTTCCCCGGCTCATAATATTTTACAAAGTCATAGACATTTTGAATATATATTTCGGCTTTAGAAATCATGTCTTTTGTCCACTCTTCAAACTCAATATCCATAGTCGAGTCTTTTACTTTCATAACTACTTCCATTAGCTGGTCGTGCATCTTCTGAATTTGTTCTACAGCCATTTCGCTATCTCCAGATTGAGCTTTCTTCCAAGCGTCTTTAGATGGCCTGTCTTTATCCCCCGGCTTTGCTGGCTTGTAGTTCTTACCTTCGCGTTCCTTCTTTTTTCTTATGTTTTCCCAAAGTCCCGGTTTAGCTATAGAAATATCATAGTCTTCTGTCTCTTCGCCAAAATCCACATAATCTGCTTCTGCTGGAACTTCGAAGTTATCTTCTGTAATTTCTTCTTCGTATCCATATGCATTGATATTAAATTCAAAATCAGCAGCTTCTATTTTATCACAGAACTCCGTCGCCTGTGCTATACAAATTGCTGTTCTTTGGTCAGCATTTGGGTATTCTTTATTCATTACGCTATCAGACATACAGCGTGACATAAAGCTGTTTTTATCTTCATTTTCTTTTTTTGACGGTATCGGCATTGAATTCTCCTTATTATCCTGGGGCTTCATAAAAGCCTATATTAAAGTTTTCTCTAGTACAATTGGCAACAGTTTGTTCCATGCCATGTTTTTTAATGTGGTTCTCTATATACATACACATACTTTCATCAGTGTCTTTCCACTTGTTCTTGCAAAAATGGCACAGCTTGGTACATTTCCAGTTACTTCTATCTACGGATATTGGTCTGGGCTTATTATTCTCTTGAATATCCTTAAATCTTACTCTTAGCATATCAAGAAATTTGCTACGATCTGATTTGTCAAAACACATTGAAAATGGTCCGCCATCTTTAATGAAAAATATAGACATAATAGCCTGATCATATTCAGGAAATAGTTTAGAAATGGCATAATTGTATAGTAATAATTGAGGATCTGAACATAGCTTTTCATAGTCTTTCTCTGCTCCTGTTGCCCAATCTAGTCTTCTTCCAGTTTTATAATCTACAACCTCAATTATTTTTTCATCTACTTTTGTTACCAAGTCTATAGTTCCCTTAATTGCTAATTGTCCATTAACAACTTGTCCATTTGGTAATTCGTAGGTATATTTGGCCCAATCTTCTTCAATTGGAATATCAAAATGTGGCTCTGCCGCTACAATGTTTCTATTCCTAGGATCAAACTGCCCATTATTAAATTCTAGTGTAGTCCAAACTAAACTTTCACACATTTCTTTGTCGAGCTTGGTAAAGTCATGATGTGAATTAGCTGAATAATATCCAAAACTTTTATCTAATAATTCTGGAACTATCTTATCTGAGAATAGATGTTGTTTATCTATACTAATCTTACCAATATTATCATCAACGAACAGTAACTTCTTTGCTTTACTGCTAGTGTCTTGATGAGTTTTTTTCAAGGATGCTAATAATTCTAAAGTCTTATGAACAATTGTGCCAATGTCTGCCTTCTTACCACTTATAGCTTGATGACCAAGCACGTAGGTGATAAAATATTGCATTTGGCAATAATCGTAATTATTATAACTAGATGATCTGATATATGTTACTAGCATTATGATTTCCAGATGTGGTTAATTTTGTCTAATTCTTTACAAGTATCTGTAATAGAAAAGTTTTCATTGTCTATTACATGGTCAAAAAGCGACCAATCAAAATTGTCTTTATCTAGTGCTGACTCACACTCTACTGTAGATTTACATACGTTCCTTGTTAATCTAATTACTATGCCGCCATTATCTTTAATTGCCTGAACTTCATTTGGAAATCTAACATCTGGTATGATAGCTAGATTAGAGTTCTCATTAAATATTTTCGTAATTGTCGTATTAACCCAAGCATCATTTTTGATCTTTCTAACAATGCTAGTTCCAAAATATTCTAAGAATTCTCTATATGTTAGATAGCCAGACTTGTTTTCTTGTGTGGGCAAATCTTCCCACTGTATTTTAGTCTTTGCATTCTTTTGCTTATCAGTACCATAAAGGTTTTCAATCTTTAGGCCAAAAAGCGATGCGGACATATCCTTCAAAGAGTCTGCAAAATGATATACTTTAACATAAGGCCACAACTCATATTCTGCGTAGTTTGTAAATTCCTTGTCCTTTCTACAGACATCAAATATGCCCCAATCTTTTTGCATATTCTTATCAGTAGTCAAGATTTCCAAAGCTCCATCAGTGTTAATCTTGAAATCTTCCACCATGCTTCTTTCTTTTAAAACTAAGCCGTTTATGTAGTTTGCTGCTGTATTTTTACCAGACTGCTTTCTTCCAGATATGCCAACAATTTTCATATTAAATCCTTAATTTGTGGAATAAATTCTTTTCTTATTAACTCTACACTCATCTCTCCAATATCCTTACATGATATTTGTGGAAAAATAAGATTATAGCTGCGATTAAACTTACGAAAAATTTCTATCTTGCACTCATTTCCAGCTTGATCATTATCAGTTACTACTACGATATTAATAATAGGTAGTTTGTGCAAAAGTTCTTCGTGAGATTCTATAATAGACTTGCCAAAAATACCAACAGCATTTTCTATACCAGCTTCATAAAGTCTCCAAATATCACTTTGTCCTTCAGTAATAATGACGGTTTTGGTGCTACATATTTTATTATACGCTCTGTGGTAGTTGTATAGGTATTTGTTTTTGTTAAAACCGCTTGGGTAAAATAAAAACTTTGGGTCTTTATACTCCTTAATAGATCTTCCTAGCAATCCTACTATACTGCTGCCGTCGTGATTATGTATTGGTATAATAGATCTGTCTTTTAAGTTTTCATGCTTACAACAATCGCTTACGCCAAAATGACTCAAGGTGTTTTCTAAAAATCCTCTACCTATAAAATATTTTGACGCTTTTGTATACTGATATTCTACAATGCTATCACTTTCACTTGTATTTTTATCAGTAAATATTCTTACAATATCAAAGAATTCGTCGTTTACAACTTTATCTTTTTTGACTGAAGTAGTGGTTGATCTATCTAATTGCTTAATATTTGTATTAACCCATTTTAACACTTCTTTGAATTCAACATTATATCCACACCTTTTAGATAAGGCTCCCCTTATTAATCCAAAAACATCATTACTAAAATCTTGCTGACAGTCTCTAGTCCAACATTTCCATATGTGCTTTTTAGTAGAAAAGGAAAACCCTCTTGGGTTGTCACTCTCTTCGTGTGCTGGACAATTAGAATAAATATTGTCAGAAAACTTTTCATAATCCATGTCAAGTTTCTGAAGAACTAATTCTATATTTGTATTTAGTTCAGCTTTCAGGTTCTGTAAGTTCATTTATTATCTTCTTCATTGTGTCTTTGTCTAATAATCCAGAATCACCAACGGGTTGATTTTTAAATTCGTTTCTAGTTTTTAGCTCTGTGAGTTTTGCATGTGATCCATCCATCTGCACATTAATGTAATCACCGTCGTTTAATCCAGCACCATGTCTAGTAACAACTGTGACTAGTTTTCTATTTCCAGCTTTCGGCCCATCTTCTGCTAATTCTTCTGGAGACTTAATCTTAAATATACTAAAAGATGTGCATAGCCATATTAATCTGTCTGATCCGCTTACTGCGTCCGTACTTTCTTTAGTTATGCCATCACGATTTAACTGAACGAATGATAGACATGGTATATCAAGCTTAACGCATAGATTATGAAGTGACGTAATTTGAAATCCTAATGCTTGATATTCTTGCATGTTACTATTAATTGATTCAGAAGACATGAGCTTCAAGTAGTCATATATTATTAGACATTCATTTGTTTGTCCACTATCATTTGTTTTAACTTCTTGAGTTACCCACCTTTTAATCAAATTGATTATTTGCTCAAACGGTTTCCCAGCCACGCTAATGTAGCTATAAGGTATAGATGATAACTTTTTTACAGCTTCCTGTACCTTTTCGTTCTTCTCTCTGTTGTCAGTAAACTTACCAGTAGCAACTTCATTAATTGGCACCCCACTCAAATTAGCTATTAATCTGTTTAAATGATCTTCTTTAGACATTTCTGTGTCTAGCATAAGCACTGGGATATTCTTAGATGAAACATTTAGTGCTACATTGTCAGCAAAAACAGATTTACCAACTTTAGGTCTAGCTGATACTAAATCTACGCATTTTCTCCTAAGACCGCCACCAATTGCTTCGTCGTATTTTTGAAATCCAGTTGGTATTCCTATGATGTCGCACTTATTTTCTGATAAGAATTGAATGTAATCATCTATGTTACTTCCTATCTTTTCTGGATGTTCTCCACCATCATCTTCTCTCAAGAAGTCAGTCACTGGATTCTCTAGTATTCCTATAATGTCTGAAATTTTTTCAGTACCATCTATCTTTTCTATATCTTGATGGATTTTTTGAGTAAGCTTATGTATCTTTCTAGCAAACTCAAACTTCTTTATCTGTGCAGCGAATGGTAGTATGTTATCTGCATTGATTGGGAATACCATTAATGACTTTATATACTTTAATTCTTGCTCTGTATTTATAGCGTCTTCTAGACCTAAATATTTAGCTGAAGCAAAAATTGATGGTATGTCTATTTTCTGATCGTTACTTATGATATTCTCTAAGCACCTATAAATAATTTGATTGTTTGTGTGATCAAACGTCTCAACGGATATTAGATCGGAAACTGTTACGTATCCATCAATACCATGCTGGAGTATGCCAGCTAATACTGCCCTCTCTGCCCCAATATCATTTAGTTTTACCATTTTTACCCCGTGCAGTTATTGCATCTATAAAATTCGCCACATACGAATCTACTATCCACTTCAGTTATTCTTCCACATACATGACACTTGATTTTTACCTTTTCTGGAGCTTCTCTAGTTCTTGGAACTGGGGTAAATTCTGGAGTAACAACATCTCTTTTTTCACCAGTATCACTCCAAGTATTTCCTTTGGCCCTAACCGCCTCTTTTCTCTTGCGATTATTATCTACAGACCTTTTCATCTGAAAACTATTTTTGTCTTCCTCTATAAGCTCTTGTTCAGCTGGAGCTTGCCGCGTATTAGTAAGTGCTAATTTAAGTGCCTCTATTTGTTCTGGACTTAACGTTTGTATAAACTTGTCTATATTCATGATCTCTTGCCCTTCTCTAATAATATGTCAGCCTTGCGCTTTAATTCATATACTTTACCGTCAAGGCTTTGTAGTCTAGCATGTGCTATGCTTCGATAATTATCTATGGATTTAGCGTACTCGTTATCATTGACTATTAATTGTATCTTTGCTTCATGCTTAGTATATTTGCTAAAATCTTCACTGTGTTGTGCTACAAGTTTTTCTAGCTGATCCGTACACAAGTCATAAACAATCTTCTGTTTATTTATTTGGTCTTGTATGTATGAAGCATAGCTATAGAGCATATACGATGCGTCAAATAACTCTTCCTTTGTTAACTTCTTTAACTTCTCTTCCGATAAGTCAGAAACTATCAAAAATTCTTCTCTAAAATGAGCAAAATTAGTGTTTGTTTGATGTATAAAATCGTCTAAGGATTTTAGAAAATGCTCAACTGTTTCTTTAGCTGTTTTCAATTTGTTGTCTCCACTCTTCGTCAGTGTTTGAGTATTTTAATACCACTATGTCTATATTGTTCAGCTTGCACCACTCTATTTTATCTTCGTCCTTGGCTTTTGCAATAGTAAAATCCGCTAAGTTCTTATGAAAAAAATTGCAGAACTCATAGTGTTGTTGACCATGTACTTCTATAGCTTTCATAATTTGTGGGATATAAAAATCTAAATAAAGCACACCTTTTCTATGAGTAGCTGTGCTTCCCGGCAACTTAACTTCTTCTAAAATTCTGTAGCTGTGATATATTTCTTTTAATAAGCTTCTAGCTCTTAAGTGATACTTAGATCTTTTTCTGTTATCGTCAGCTTTTACGTCATAGCCAGTTAAGTTCCAAGCGTATACTTTGCCATTTAGGCCAGTAACCTTCATTAGTATAATTCCTTTATTTTCTCATAAACAAAATTGGCTAAAGCATCATGCTTTGTTAAAAACTCATATAGATTGTTAGCACCTTGAAACTTGAAGAATTTTTCTATATCTTCTGGAGTATCTGGTACATTATTAGACTTTAAAATACTTTGCACTACTTCATTGTCTTTATTATCTACTGCACACTGTATAGTATACCAAGCTCCAGAAGTTTTTATCAACCTAAATTCACAAGCTATTTGGGTTATCTCTTGAACTTCATCTACGCCAACTCCATACCTTATCCAACTTTCTGCTGCACTATTTGGCTTACCACCGGCACAAGATGTTTTTATATTCCAGTTAGCTATCTGACCAACGTGTGGGCCAGTATCTTTAGGAACTTGCCACTTGCCTCTATGTGTTATTACCATATTCGTTCCAGCTTGGTACTGCAACATGTTGCCACAGTCTGCCATTTTTGCTGGTGCGTATGGCGATCCACCAGTGTTTGCTATATTATGTGTTATACAAATTAATATTGTTTGGTTCTTCATAAGCGTTCCGCTAATCCTTTTGAAGAACATTGATAATAATCTAGGCAGAGCGTTTCTTACACCCGTTCTTACTTCTCCCTCTAGTTCACATGCTGGCACCATGTTTGATATTGAATCAGTAATAATAACGCAGCCGGGATCATTGTTGATATAATATTCCAAGATGTTAAGAAAATCTTCAGCGGTCAAAACTCTATCATCAGTTGATTCTACTATTAGGATTTTATCTGCATCTAAACCTTTTATGCCTTCAAAGTTCTGCTTGGAAAGTCTACCTTCAGTATTAACATATACAACCTTTTTATTCAGCTTTTGACATTTAGAAGCAAAATGGAGAGCAGTTGTTGTTTTTCCACTCTTTGGATCGCCCGTCATAACAACTACTGACCCTTCTCTTAGACCGCCCCCCAAGGCTATATCTAGTGCTGGAGACATACCAATAACTTTTAAGCTATTTATTGACTCTAATACTTCTGTGCCACTGCGTACAATATCTCCATACTTGTTTAATATTGAGCTTGTTATTGTATCTTCTGAAAATTTACTTGGGCCATCCTTTTTCTTTTTCATAAATCCCTCAGTTTGTTTATCATTGACTTTGTTTTAAATATGGATTGAGTGCGTCTAACTCTAGTGTCTTCTACATTTTGAACTACATCTAATTCATTTGCTTGTTTTTCTATCTCTTTAGATTTACTTAAGGCTTTTACTTCCTTCTTGTAGTTCTCTATAGCCTTGATGGCTAGCTGATTATACTTCCAACCGCGAGGGCCGTAACACTTCAAGCCAACGTGATAAATTTTATCAAAATGCTTAGACTTTACAGCTTCAAGGATTAACTTCTCTTCAAATTTATTTTTCAAACCTTTGGAGGCTTTCATATTCCTCATGAACATGTCATGATATTTATCTCCAACTGTCCAGAATTTATAAGATGGTTTGTCCATCTTAAAAGCATCTGTCCATCTCAATATCAAAAGCTCTGCTAAGTACGCTTCAAAAGTGCAATGTTCACCAGTGTGAATATGTTTATAGCTATACTCTTCAGACCACTCTTTTTGAAATTCTTTGCTAAATAGTCTCGGTTTTTTGTTTGTCATTATAAATGATTGCTTCTTCAAAACAGTTTTCAATTACATCCTGATCATTTAATTGCTCAACTAACTCTGGAACAACCCACATAGTCTTGTATACTATGTTATTATACAATTTACCTATAGTGATCGTCTGCTTAGTAACTTCACCCATTGCACCAAGTGCTGATCTTACCAAGTATACTCCATCGGCATCTATAGTGTCAATATTGCATGAATTCGATTTATACTGTAGACCTATAGAAATGACATTTAGTTTATTTGATTCGCAAATACGCTTAATATCAGCCCAATCTGAATAATTACTAAAATAGTAATCCAGTTTATCAGATAGAGTTACTTTAAACCAAGTTAAAGTTTTATCTTTTTTGTACTCTATCAACCAATCGTTGTGAGTATGTATAAACTGTTTCATTTCTTAATCTTAGTAATACAAGGGGGCTGTTTGCGATTTAGTTTTTTAGTGCTATCAGAAAGCGCAGAAGCATTTTCTGTCATTATAGTTGCACCATTTTGACTAATAAACTGACTGCCAACATTGAATGGGTTAGTATTGCTAGGCTTATTATAGTGCTTATCAATATAGTTCTTAACTGTACTGATATTTCTATTCAAGTCTGTAGCAATTTGATCTAAGCTTACGCCTAGCTCTACATTTTTCTCTAGATAGAATATTTCAACCTTACCAAGTGGACCTTTTTTAACCATTTATAAAACTCCTTTGCGCTTTAGTCAAATATGTACTATTTCTGCTATTCAAATATGCTATATACAAATCAAATGTTTGCTTAGAAACATCCTTATACTGTAGATCTAAATAAGTTTCTCTATGAGAATCTATTCCATATGGATCATATATAATATTTCTGAATGTTTGTACAAAGTATTTTTCACTACCATTTGTAAACACGGTCTTAGCAAATGAGTTCTTTTCACCCTCAATGATCTGACCTACTTTGTCATAATGTATCTTAGTTATATCTTCCTTAAAATCGTTCTTGTTATACCCGTCTATATATTTCATTTGTCACCCTTAAGAATATAGTTCTTTTTTTGATCAGCGGTCATTGCATTAATCTCTCTCATCAATTTACGCTTTTTGCCGCTATCTGATAAATTAGTATTTTTAGATTCAATTTCTGAACGTTTGTAAGACCCCATGTTCTTCCAATTTCTATCAGCAAGTTGTCCAACGGTTTTTACGTCTTTTACAAACAATCCTAGCCCACCATATACTACTCTGTCTAGGCTATCTTTGCTACATGATGGGCATTTTGTCAGTGCGTCTTCTTTTATAGATTGATAAATATCTTCCATAAAATAACCACACTCATTACACTTATAATCGTATAACATTATTTCTCCAAGGCATACAAAACTGCTCCTAGTATTCCATTCCTCTGTATATCATTATAGTCTAATTTGCATATACCAACACCGGGAACTTGAGATAATCTATCTATGCAAAAGTCTAATCCACTGTCTCTATATAAGTCCGTCTGTTTAATGTCTCCATTAATAATAACCTTAGAGTCTTTACCCATTCTTGTAATGAACATTTTTATTTGTTCTAGTGTACAATTCTGAGCTTCGTCTAATATCATATATGCGTTATGAAATGTAGACCCTCTCATGGTTTCTAGGGGTTCGAATCTAATTCTACGTTGATTAAAATATAAGCCAAACTTATCTCGTCCTAAGAAGTATTTTAAATTCTCTTCCATAGGTTGTAAGTATGGCTTGATTTTGTCTCCTAACTCTCCCGGTAATGAACCAATGTCTTTACCTGTGCATACTAATGGTCTAGTAATAATTAATGTATCTATTTCATCTCGTAGCAATCTTTGTGATGCTAATCCAGCAGCAATGAAAGATTTACCACTTCCAGACGGACCAGAACAAAAAATAATATCATTTTCTATAGTTAGTCTTATGTATTTTTTTTGATTCTCTGTCTTGGCTTCCAGTTGGTTTTGTTTAGGTTTTTTTTCTTCTTGACGCTTTTTTCTGTTGTTTTTCGAGTTGTGGTTCAGCCTGTTGTCTGACATGCAGTTCTCCGTTAT